ATTGTAGGTGCTAGACCTAACACAGGTAAGACATCCTTTCACGCCAGTCTTGTTGCTGCACCTGGTGGCTTTGCCCATCAAGGAGCTAAGTGTATAGTTTTATGTAACGAAGAACGATACGATAGGGTAGCAGGTAGATATTTATGTGCAGCATCCAGTATGTCCTTAAAAGAAGTCAAAGAAAATAGAGCATTAGCAGCATCTCGCTACAGCCCTGTACACGATAACGTTAAAGTAAAGGACAGTATGGGTAAAGACTTAGCTTGGGTAGAAGCTATTGTTAAACACAACCAACCCGACATAGTTATCTTAGACATGGGTGATAAGTTTGCACCTAAGACATCTGATAAGTCAGACATATATCTTAAAGATGCAGCAATATACGCTAGGAATATAGCTAAACAATATAATTGTGCAGTCATATGGATGTCTCAGTTAAGTGCAGCAGCAGAAGGTATAGTGCGTGTAGATCAATCTATGTTGGAAGGTAGTAAGACAGGTAAGGCAGCAGAGGCAGACCTTATGGTTCTTATATCTAAAAATTCTCCTGTTGTTAATGAGGGTGCAACAGAACAAGAAGAAGATACACAAAGGCACTTAGTGATAGCTAAGAATAAATTAACGGGTGGATGGCATGGCACTATTCATTGTAACTTGGATGGCAATCGAAGCCAGTACTTGGTGTAAGGAATTAGTATAATGGAAGGAGATGTTTTTTATTTTGAATACACTTACAAAAAGAACCTGCAAAGATTGTAAACTGACAAAACGTGCCGATTGTTTTGGTGTTGTTGATCGTTCTGGAAATAGAAGAGGTGTTTGCAAAAGTTGTTATAGTTACAGCAGGAATCCAAATGCTTGGAATAAAAACGTCATAAGAAAAAAACTATACGCTAGAAATAAAAGATGTTGTTCCATGTGTTATAAAATAAAAGACTTATCTTTTTTTCCGAATGATTATTCAGGTAGAGTATATAACAATAAAAAATCTTATTGTCTTACTTGTGCATACAGAATGAAAAATGATTATGTAAATAGAAATAAAGACAAGAAAGTTAATTGGAATAAAACTTACCGCACAAAAAACAAGGATAAAATAAATGAAAAATTCTATATATCACTAAGAAACAATCCACAGAAAAAAATAGCACATTTACTCAGGACGGGTGTGAATAAAGTCTTAAAAAGAAAAGGTCAAACTAAGGTTGGTAGTGTTACAGAATCTATAGGTTGTTCAAAAGAACAACTTGTGAAGCATATTGAAGATCAGTTTTACCCAAACAAAGAAACAGGAGAGTTAATGACATGGAGTAATCACGGAGTTAATGGTTGGCACATAGATCACATAAGACCTCTGTGCAGTGTTGATTTAGAAAACCAAAAGGATTTTGCTGAAGTAAGTTGTTATTTAAACCTGCAACCTCTTTGGTCTAAAGAAAACCTTTCTAAAAGCGGAAGATGGGATAAAGAATGAGACTTATACTTGACGTAGAGAATACAGTAACTAAACGTGGTGGTAAGAAACACTTAGATCCTTTTGAGCCTACTAACCATTTAGTACAGGTAGGGTTTAAGAACGTAGACAGACCTACAGAACGCTTTATGCTTACCTTTGACCACACTGAATACAAAGATCAAACAGGTGCTAACTATAAGTTAGTACAGCAAGCGTTAGACGAGACTACCTTACTCATTATGCACAACGCTCAGTATGATTTAATGTGGCTTTGGGCTAGTGGATTTACATATGACGGAGCTATATGGGATACAATGTTAGCTGCATATATTCTTGTACGAGGTCAGAAGTTTCCTCTTTCATTAGAACAATGTGCTATCAGAGAACACCTACCTTTCCAGAAGGATGACACACTAAAGACTTATTTTAAAAAAGGTTACAACACAGATGAGATACCCCTTAATGAACTAACGTATTACTTAGGGTGTGACTTAGATACTACGTGTGCCTTGTATGAACACCAACTCAAGAGCTATGCCTTAGATGAATCAAAAGGTATGACTACTGTAAGAGATCTTACGTTCAAGGTATGCCAGACACTTACTCGTATGTATATGTCAGGGTTTAAAGTAGATAGAGAAGCACTTGTACAAGTACGTAAGGAGTTCGAAGAAGAGAAGGCTGACATAGAAGAGCGGCTACACCATAAAGTTAAAGAGTTGATGGGTGACACACCTATAAATTTAAACTCTCCAGAACAGATGTCTCAAGTTATATTTAGCCGTAAGGTAAACAACAAGAAAGAATGGGCAGACTTGTTTGAATATACAAAAACTCCTGCTGAGTATAAAGATGCAGTAGAAGCGAACAGTAAAATAATAAGAAGAACTAAAGCGTTTACGTGTCCTGTATGTAAGGGTGACGGCAAGACATATAAAACCAAGAAGGACGGATCAAGGTTTGCTAAACCTAATAAGTGTGTTGATTGTACAGCTAGAGGCTACCAACTTAAACAGTTAAATCATTTAGCTGGGCTAGGCTTCACTGCTCCAGGAAAAAAATGGGTGAGTGCTAATGGTTTTAGTACATCAAAAGGTAACTTAGAGACACTAATATCTACAGCTAAGAATAGAGGTATGACTGAAGCTATAAACTTCTTGACAGATCTTAAACGTCTGTCTGCTGTATCGTCTTACCTATCTTCTTTTGTTGAAGGTATAGATGTTTTTACTAAACCTGATAATTTCTTACACGTAAACCTGACACAACATATTACATCTACTGGTAGGTTCTCAGGGCGTAACCCTAATATGCAGAATATGCCTAGAGGTAATACGTTCCCCGTTAAGAAAGTGTTTATCTCTAGATGGGATGGTGGGCAGATCCTAGAGGCTGACTTTGCTCAATTAGAGTTCCGCGTTGCTGCTTTCCTCTCACAGGACCCTGTAGCTATCGCTGAGATCAATACAGGCTTTGATGTACACTCCCACACGGCTCAGGTTATCACAGACTCAGGACAGCCTACAAGCCGTGTGGAGGCAAAGCAGCATACGTTTGCACCTCTCTTCGGAGCTACAGGATATGGTAGAAGTAAGGCTGAAGAAGCGTACTACATACAGTTCATTCAGAAGTATGAAGGTATAGCTGCGTGGCATCAAGAGTTAGCTGAAGAAGCATTACGCTTTGAGAAGATCACGACACCTAGTGGTAGGCAGTATGCTTTTCCTGGTGTAGAGCGTAGAAAGAATGGTGGGGTGTCTAGTTTCACTATGATAAAGAATTACCCAGTACAAGGTTTTAGCACAGGGGATATAGTGCCTCTTGTATTGGTAGAACTAGAAGAAAGACTAAGTAAGTTGCAGTCATGTCTAGTTAATACGGTGCACGATTCAACGGTAGTTGATGTACACCCAGAAGAAGTACCATATGTGTTATCTATAATAGACACACTTAACTGTGATCTTAATGATATTATAGAGGAAGCATACGGTGTAACCATGAACGTTCCGCTGCTTTTAGAAGCCAAGATTGGCCCGAATTGGCTTGACACAAAAGACGTTTAATGGTATAACTTAATTTCATTTTTGACAGTAAAAGGATATACAAATGTCAGACGTAGCACTTGTACCCAATGAAGGTACATCAATAGCAGAAATGATGGGGATACCACAAAATAGTAGTTCCTCATCGTCACAATCTTCTTTAGCCAATCTTAGCGTTTTAAACGATGCTATCATGGGTATAGTAGAAGTTAACGGAAAGAAAGTTAAGACAGAAATAGTACCAGGTACTTCATTTAAACTTAGACTTAGTGAAGATAATATTGTGTATAGCGACGCGGTAACAATACGTACATTTGCTGTACGCCAGCGTTGGTCTAAGTGGTTAGCCGAAGATAATAATTACATAAAAAGTGTAATGGCTACAGACCTCAAAACAGACCTTAAAGATAGTAAAGGCGGCTTTAACTGTGGTAGACCTGCAGGTTACGTTGCCGACTTCCATTCTTTATCTGCAAATATGCAACAAGCAATGCGTACATCTAGAAGAACTCAGGTTTTGCTGGGTGTGTTAAAGTTAAACAATCCTGTAGACAATGAAGGCAATGAATGCTCAGAACACATAGATGCTTGGCATCCTTTTGTTTATGAGATGCGAGCAGGTGAATCTATTAAGTCTATCAATGAAGTTAATAGTGCTCTATCTCGTAAGAATTTATTACCTATACAGAGTACTGTCACACTTACAGGTGTAGAACGTATTGGGTCTAGTGGTAAACCTTATGCAGTATTTGAAGCTGCAGAAGACAAGCCATGCGAAATACAAGAAGGTGACAATGAGACACTCAAGAATTTTATGGATTGGATAAATAAACAAAACGAGTGGGTTCTTGGTGAGTGGAGTAACGTTAATCTTTCCTCTGGTGATTTTACTATGGATGATTCAGATCTTATTAATTCTATGGTAAATGTGGAGGAGTCCGTATAATGCATCCAGTAGAGCTAAAAGTATCACTATTTTTACAGAATGCTTTAGCTGGAAGCACTACTATTACAGAAGAGGTGGCCGATAAGGTTGCCTCTGATGTAAAAGCAGCAATGTTTAAGCAGTTTTCAGGTGGCCCACGAGATAAGTTTAGATTACGCATGTCAAATATAGGTAAGCCTAAATGTCAGTTGTGGTTTCAGAAGAACGACCCTACAGCTAAAGCACCTTACCCTCCTAGCTTTTTAATTAACATGATTACAGGTGACATTATAGAAGCTGTATTTAAAGGCTTGCTTAGATCTGCTGACGTTGAGTTTAATGATAATGATAACGTTGAATTAGATTTAGGCGATCTTGGGATTATTAAAGGTGAATATGATATGATACTTAACGGTAGTGTAGACGACGTTAAGTCTGCTTCAGATGTATCATACAATGGGAGGTTTGAATCTTTTGATAAGCTAGAAAAGAGTGATGACTTTGGTTATATACCTCAACTTGTAGGGTATGCCATTGCGTCAGGAAAAGATGTAGGAGGTTTCTGGGTTGTCAATAAAAAGGACGGAGCTTTTAAATATGTATCTGTTTCATCTGCAAACAAAGAAGTAATACTACAAGACATAAAAGAGAAGGTAGCATACATAAATAACGACGAACCTTTTGAAAGATGCTTTACTTCTGTACCTGAATATTATAGAAAAAAGGCATCAGGCAATCTTAAATTAGGCAAATCATGTGGCTGGTGTAATTTTAAAACAAAGTGTTGGCCTCAACTAAATAGAATACCTTCAAGGGTATCACAAGCTAAAGATAAACCTTTAGTAGATTATATTTTAATTAATGATGGAAAGTAATAAAATGGCAGAGCAAGAAAATACAGTAACAGTAGATGATGTTATATATTCAATAGACGATATGACAGATGAACAAAAAGGTTTAATTAATTTAATACAAATAAATCGCGTCACGTCAGACACCCTTAACTCACAGGCAATCCAGATAAACCACCAGTTAGCTTGTGTGTTAAATATAGGAGAAGCTAAAAGGCAGGAGCTTAAAGCATCTTTACTTGAATCTGCAGATGACTCCGAAGAAACCACAGAGGATGAGGTAGAAGAAGACACTACCGATGAAACCTAGGTTTAATCCTAAGTGGAACACCTATAGAAGCGGTTTAGAAGACAGACTAGTAAACAGCCTATCAAAAATCCAACAAGAAGTCAGATATGAAAAGTTAAAGGTTGAATGGGAAGACCTACGTTATAGGACTTACACACCCGATTTCTTGTTGGACAATGGTATCTTGATTGAAGCTAAAGGTTTGTTTGACTCTGAGGATAGACACAAACATAAGTGTGTTAGAAGACAGCACCCTGAATTAGACATACGTTTTGTTTTTAGTAATGCCCGTACAAAATTGTATAAAGGGTCTAAAACTACTTACGCAGATTGGTGTGATAAAAATAAAGTTTTATGGTCGCATAAAGATATACCTGCAGCATGGTTAAACGAAAAAGGTACTTGTACTAAAATGCGTCTTATAAAATTAAAACACAAAAGGAAAAAAGCA